GTTTCCCAGTCACGATCCGTAGGGGCGTAGGTGGACTCTTCGATGTTCGTTGGTTTTTTAGCTGGTTTAATTTCTCTTGCCATTGTTTTCTCCAAGGAGCTGGGGGGATAATTCCCCCCCCCCCAGGGTATCCTTTGTTTTAAAAATTAAGCGCCAGAAGCGCCGATAGACAACCCACCAGACAATACCCGGTGAATCGTGATGGTGGCGGTGTCGGTGTCAATCACAAACATGATGTCGTTAAGCACCATGCCCCTGTCATCCCCGTCACTAAAATACCCGGTTGCGTCCACATCCGTGTGAGCGTCAGTGTTGGAATAAACCCAAATCGCGGGGCCTCCCCCGATCCTTGGAACAACACAGTCCAATGTTCCTGAAGTGTAAGCCATTTTATCTCTCCCTTAAATTATTGATTATGCCGTGGCAGCAAAAGCGGAACCGTCATGCCGAACCTGGATAACACCAGTGTTCTGAAGCAGTTTTGACCCCATATAGGTGGAGCAACGAGCAAAGGAATAATCCTGCTCAGAGTCATACCCAACCGCAGTCATGACAGACTCTTTGTCGCACCCGTGGCCGATTGCGTCTTTATGGTACATCAGGCAGATTTCCCCACTGGTCCCGGCTCCGGTCAGGTTGGGGTGAACAATAAAATTGACCCCAGCCCAGCGGAACATACTCATGCCGGACTCAAACGGTTTGTTGTTGACGTAATCAGCAGATGTAAACTCCTTGGTCTGCATCAGATACGCCTCAAAAGCCGGGGTGATCAGCATTGAAATATTGCCGTCATAGGGAACATCAGCATTGCCCAGAATCGCCTTCGCTTTCATGATAAGCGCAAGAGATCCGGTTTCAGCAGCAGTACCGGCAAACTGAGTGCCAGTCTCAAGAGCCGTGATGATATCCTCATCAATTTTGCGGTTTACGACAGCCATGGTGGTCATCTGCATGATTTCCCGCTGTTTGCCCTGGCCTGCATAAATGTTAAAATTGTTTTTCCGAACAAGGTCATGCCATTCTGCCAGTGTGCAGGAAGTCTGGGTAAGATCGTCCGCTCTGGCAGGGATCAGCCCGTTTGCGCCCCTGGTTTTGGCAGTTGCGGAACCAGACCCGGCAGTCAAGAATACAGCAGTGTTGCCTTTGACTTCGGCTTCGGTTGTTACGGTTTTACGAACAAGGGATTCTCTCTGCTCGAACTTCTTGATAAACTCCTGACGATACATCGTCTGAAAAGCATTCTCAGCCATTTTGTTATCTCCTTACAAGTTAATGAATACACTTGGTTAGGGTAACCAAAACAGCATTTCAGGGGTGTCGGCTAATGCCGGGCCGTCCATTCTGTATCAGGTGCTAACGGTTGTGAGGGTTATTTTTCTGGAACTTTGTCTCTCATTGAAACAAGTTTCAGGTATCTCTCTTGGTCTTTGCCTTTTAAGGCACCTTCTTCCATTTTCTTTTCAAGCGTTTCTATTTCAGCAACCATTTGGTCGTGTTGCTTTGTGCCGGACCCGGGAACCAACGCACCCATGGGATTCGCCGCTCTCGCCTTTGCCACAAAACCCCGTAAAATACCGGGATGGTTGGCAAGTGGGGTTCCGTCTGCAAGTCTGGCCCCCGTAATCAGTTCAGCCACACCTTCATCAAAATCGGTGCCGAGGTAATTCGCCATCAGGTTTACGTTTGATCTGTACTCTGCACCCCATTCTTCCCGCAGTTCTTCTTCCACTGCGGCCTTGTGGGTTTTATCTGCTTCAAACCTTGCTGCAAGGGCATCCTCTTGGGATTTGTAATACCAGCTCAACCCGGCACTGACCTGCTCCTGGGTGTAGTTGCCTGCGTGAGCGATCTCAAGGAAGCTGTTAACAGATTCTTTGTCATCTTCACCGATAACAAGCCCGTCGCTTAACGTCAGGTCGTAATCCTTTGCCTCTTCAGGAATCCCCATATCTTTGCGGTATTGGGCAATCTCTTCCGGGGATGCGTCCTTCCCAGGGATCTTGGTCATGTCACCAGCGGATATCTTGTTCTGGGCGTTGATCATCGCGTCCATTGCCGCCCTGGGTGAAGCGTATCTTGCCAAACGCTTCATCATTTTTTCCTTCCCCGCATCGTCCAGGGGCTTTCCCGCTTTGTCAGTCAGCTTATCAACATACCGCTCTTTCCAATCTTCGGGCCAATAGCCCTTGGGTGGGTCTGGGGTTTCTTCTGGAGTTTCCTCCGGGGTTTCCGCTTCTTGCTCTGGTGTTTCTTGCTCCGGGGTTTCCTCCGGGGTTTCTTCTGCTGCGCCAGTCTCTTCTGGGGTATCAGCCATGTTTATTACTCCTGTTTACCTATTTTTAAGTTTATGAATCTGACAATCTGCTGACCTACATATCTTCTACCCGCCGCAAAGCAGGATATTCTTTCCTCGGGGAACCAGTCGGTGTCGTATGTTCTGCACCCGATACGAATTAAAAAATCGAGCAAAAGCTTTTGTTGATCAGCGGATGCAGTCCCTTTTTCAAGAGATTTAAAAGCCAAGGACACCGAGCTTGTGGTGTTGGCATCCATGACCGATTCCCAATCGTTGAATGGCATATTTTTATTAGCCATTTATCGCTCCTACCCCGGCATCGCTTGCGGTCTTAGCCACATCTGCCCCTTGTTGGGCCATAGCAAGCATCTGTTGTGCTTTCGCAGCCTGGGCATCTGCGTTCCTTAAAGCTTCTGCCTCGTCCTTGGGTCTTCTCCATTTCGCAGGTGATCCCATCCCTTCAAGGGCATCCCTCACCGCTTCAGCCGCATCAACCACATACCCGGCAGCAGGATCAAGTTCCATGGCAGACGCAATCAAATCTCTTGTCTCAATAAATCTCTGCCCTTTGACTCTTTCAACTGCCTCTCTCATGGGGGATTCGAATTGAAAGGTAATATCCCCACCGTATAAAGATTCCGGCATAGACCGGGGAGAACCGAACGCACCGTTTTTCATTAGGATGTTAAATGTCTTTTCACACAACGCCCCGTTGTATTCAGCTTCCATTGGTTCAAACAAGGGCAGGGCTTGCCTGATATATTCTGCAACACGCTCTGACGCTTCGTATGCGGTCATTCCGGCAACTGGCGGGGGTAATGCAAGCTTATTAAGATAAAACGCCTCTGCTATCATCGTCCTGGTGTCTGCTTGCATCTCAAAACCAACAGGGAGGTTCCCGCCTTGTTTCATTTCTCGCAGGACTTCGCCGAGTCTCTCATCATAATCAGAGTCAACCCATGTGATACCGCCTGCGTAAACACTGATATCTGACCTGATCGCCTCTTGGACAGCGATCATTGGCGGGTCAACAATCCTCTCGGACGCATCCAAAAGAACGCTTGCAACCGTCTGGATAAGTCTTGCATCTGGTAAGGCGGCTGTGGCCGCAGGGGAAAAAGCATATTGACTGCCGGAAACTGTCTGCCAACGGGGGATAACATACTCCCCTTCATAGATACCAACCTCTTCCATGATATGGTTATGGTCGCAGTCGTAATAAACGCTGATCAAGGGCTTATCACCCCATTTACCATCGCCGTATGTCTCGGCAGGGACTTCACAATGGTAGATGTTAAACTCTTTGTACGGGTCTTTTTTGAGGGACTCGGTTATTTTACGGTGGCATTTGTCCTTGAATATTCTGGATAGGGTTAAGGCGTCTGGTTTCCATTTTCGGAATACAGTCCCAACCCGGCCAATTGAATCTTCTTGCCAGGCCACATCCCGCAAATGCCAGCATCTATAGAGCAGGGCATTTTCATGGTAATTCATCCTTACTGAAAAAACTGTCTGACCAAACGCCGCCCAATCATGATCACCCTCTTTCGTTGCCCGGGTGAACATTGCGACAGGATCATACATGGCTCTTTTCTGGATCTTTCCAGCCCACTCAAGCCACTGTTGCCCAGATGTATCAAGATTTTCATCATACTGTTTGATGATCGAAAACCACTCTTTGTTTGTGGGTCTGAGCATACCGCCGATCTGGTTTCCAAGATCCCTCCTGGCTAACAGCGGATAACTGGTGTCGAGGTTATCGACAAACTCTTCCCCAAGCCCCCGGGACTCTGTGAAATCTGCTCGTTCGGGGTAAAAATGGTTCGCGATCTCTTGCCACAACGACATAAGATTGCCCCGGCTGGCAAAAAGAGCATCGCCTTGTTTTTTTAGGAGTTCTATTTTTTCCATGTTAACCCAAGGTATCTTCTGTGCTCAAAATAGTTGACGCTCTGCCACCACGTTGCTGCTGAGCCAAAAGAGATTTTTTCTTCGCCTTTGCAGCCGCTGCATCGTCTTGTAACGGCATTACAGTTGGCTCCGCTATGACCGGGATCTCAACGGGTGTTGGTGTTGGGGTGCTTCCAAATAAACCACTCATTCTTATCTGCTCCTTCTGTTGTTCGCTCTCCGGCTATTGATTACTTTTGGCCCGTTGTTC